TTGAAATGGAACTGTACTAATATCAATAATATTAAATGTAGAATAATCTTGACCTCTACCCTTTGCAACATCAACCATCATAAGATATTCGTGATCTTTTATATTATCTTCATATATTAAACAATCACCATTTACCCTTTTAGGATTCTTTGCTCTTAGTTTCAGTAATGTCTCTGCATCAATAAGAGTATCACCAGTACCAAAAAATGTATTACCAAACTCTTGATCAAACTGTAGCTGTGATGTATTACCTACTGTTTGTTGTTTCCATATCTCATCTCTGCCTGGAACATCCCACCAATCAACTCTGAAAGGAATAAACTGGTTAGTTTTTTGCATTGCGCCTTCCCATATCTTATGGAATACGTTACCAATACCATTAGCTGTAGATGTAATAATAACCTTTGTATCTTTACCAGATGATACAACAGGATATGTCGATGTATAGAATTGAGCATCATTCTCAACAAAAGCAAACTCGTCTAAAAATAGTAAGTTGATAGATAGACCACGAATAGATGATCCACTTGTAGCAGAAGCAAGTATTTTGGAATTATTAGAAAATTCAATAGAACCTTTATTAAGTGCTTTAGTGCCTGGTTGTAGAAAGAATGGTAGGTTCTCTAACATAAGAGTAACACGTGCCAACATCTCTCTAGCAGTCGCACCTTTATTAGCAAGAATAGCAATATTCTTTTCTGAATGAAATAAAGCAAACCATAGAATATATGCTACAGATGATATTGATTTACCAGATTGTCTACAAGCTAATACAATAGAGAAGCGATTAGTATTAAAGTGATCAAACATTTCTTCTTGATAAGGATATAGCTCAAAGTTAACCAGACCTCTATCTAAGTGTATAACTTTGCAATACTTCTTTGCAAAGTACACGGGATCTTCCATACACTTTTTATATTCAATAATCTCATCTTGAGTCCATGGAGTGATTACTCCATCTTTCTTAACATGATTATTGCCTAAATAACCATGCTCTTTACTCATCTTTAATTCTTGGTGTAATATCAATCACATTATTTACCTTAGCCTCTGGCTGTTCGGTTTTTACATCCTGTAGCATACGCTGTAAATCTGTAGTAGAACCTATAAAGACATTATTATTTGTAGTAGCATTATCCAATGCTGGCACATCACTCTTATTAATATCTTTATTCTTTTTATTAAGATCCATTAGCTTGTCATTAACATCAGCCACGTTCTTAATCATACCAGACAATACCTCATAAGCACGAGGGTGTTCTGATTCTCTGGCAACTTCCATCATCATACTCAGGGCATCTTGTCCCTTTTCAATCAGATCATAATAGGTGTCTCTTGACTTATCATAGTCACTTTTAATATTATCATCATCCGTCATCGCTCGTTATTTCCTCATAATTATATGTCTGAGTAAACCCATAGTCAGAATCATATTGGGGTATTACTGTAGGTGTTGTAGTTATTGTACTGTATTTAGTACCTGCAGTAAGTTCAAATTCAGTAATAGCTTTAGTAATTATTTCACCATCATCAATTGGTCCAGTAAAGTTAATCTTAACTTCAAAGTCAAGAACATATTGTACTGTTTGTCTTTGTTCTTGTAATCCTTCACCTTCGTTAATAAAAGATACTGATTGTAAAGTGATAGGAACATCTTCTTTTATATCAGGGTATTCTTTATATGGTTTCATAGTAACAGTATATTGGGGTGCAAAGTAAGGTAGTATCTGTTCTACAATTTGTAATGCATCATCTTGATTATTTGCATAGACACCTAAAGAAAATGTAACAATATAAGGGGTCGATTGTCTAATCTTAGCACGTTGATTATTATCGGCTGCAGTTGCAGCTCTTAACTGAGTATTAGTTTTTGCTAATTGTCTTGTTGAGTCATATGCTATTGAAGTCATTTCAAAAGACATTCTAGGAAGTTTAATAGCAACCGAATCGTCTTTACCAAATTCGCCTACTTGCTGTAGTCTTGCAATAAACTTTGATCTAGGAGAATAAGCTAAAGGTACTCTAAGCGTACTTAACACTTTATTATTATTATCTGTTCTTATTACATATATTTTAGTAAAAAGTGAACCAAATATTGCAACAGTTTTTCTGAGTCTCTCATGGTAGAAATAATTATTAAACATTAGCTAGTAAATCCTGTGCTATTAACAACTTCACCAAATGGATTACCTTCTGAGAAATCCAAGAAATCTTCTATTTCTGTGGCAAATTCTAAGTTCTGTTCATTAGATGCTAAGTTATTAGATTCCGAAATTGAAGTAACATTTGCAAGTGCGTTATTTGTTAAACCTTGTATTTGAGTACTTGTAATAAAGCTATGGAAATCACCATCATTAGCACCCGCATGAATAACTTTTAGTATATTAGTATCAGGATTCCATGATGCAACTTCACCAGACATAATAACACCACCAGCAATAGTTTGATTTACTGTCTCGCCAACAATAAAGCCATTTGAATCACTATCAAGTGTTAAATCAAAGCTGAAAGCATTTGCCGTTTCAATAGTATCAATAGCAAGATTACCTGTACTAATATTTTCATCATTATATTCAAATAATTCACATCTTAGTTTATAAACAGGTAAATTATTTAACTGATAAAATGGCTGTTCGTGCTCAACGTGCATAATCTGAAATAGTTTATTTGCAAATGGTGTATAAATTAAATCACCTTCTACTGGTCTATCTGTCTGGATCTCATTATCATACTTTCTTACAGTTTCATTCCACCGTCTTTTAGCCATGATAAGAGTAACACTGTCTCTAATCTCAACACCAAATTTACTGAATAAATCACCTTCTCCGTCAAAACCATCATTGCTTTCAACATACATTTCAACTTTATAGCTGGAATTAAAGGATGATACAGGATCTTCTTTAAATATAGAATCAATATTAACCAAATCTCTCGGCATATAATATAGGTCTTGCCCATATATCTTTACCGCTTCAATGATTAAATCTTCATATAGAAGTTGTTCTGATCTGTGTCCGTCTGAGAAATATAAATTGCGCATATTAACCTACAAAGAAGTCTACAGGAAGTTCATGTTCCATTCTTAGATCCTCTTCAAGTTTTAACACTTCTGCTGTTGCAGCTTCTAATATAACCATACCATTCATTGTTACACCTCCAGGTAATTGCATACCTTCAAACTTACTAAGGTTCTGACCCCATTGTTGTTTGATAAGTGCTGTTACATATTTTTTTAACCATTTATCATTATAAACCGATGTATTTGATACAGGGTCTACAAGTTGAAAGGCTTCTACAATAATGTATTGTCCAGCAATTACATCTTGTGTTTCAAACTCTCCGTGTATATAAAGTCTACCTTCATATTGTGAGAAATTAACTTGAGGTAATCCGTTGAGTTTTGATTCTATCATAGAGATATGTTGTTGCATCATTGTATAATACGCCATATCACCCATAAATCTTCCCATTACAGCAAGATCATTTAATCTAAGTTGATAACCAAGTGAGAACATACCAGTAGAACTATTTCCACTATTTATAGGTAAAACCCTTTTTACAAAGATATAATCTGATGGTATTGGAATATAACCATTAGTAATATCATCTGCTGTTACTTGATGTTTTAGATAAACAATTTTAGTTGCATCTGAATGATATTCTTGAAAGTATTCAATGGCTTCATCTAATCTATCTTCCAACTGCTCTTCATCTACATTTATTTCGAGTACAGGTTCCCCTAATCTACGCTTAGCATAGTCTATTAAAGTATCTCTTGAATTAGGTTTAGCCATTGTTTATTCCTGTTCTTATACAGTTCTATTTATAAGAGTTTATAGTTCGTCAGAGTCATGTAAATACTGATCAGGAAATTGTTCTTCATGTGCTGCAAGCATTAATGCTTCAGTATCAAACTCCTGTACAGTAGCATCATCACGGTACGATACACTAGTAGATTCTGTTAAAGAAATTGCTCCTTCATTAATAATAAAATAGCCTTCTGTTTTAGTTAATATAGCCATTACGCTGTTCCTCCATCTGAAATTGTCCATCCGTCAGTGCTAATTAGATTAGCTCTTGCTGCTGCTGCTGTACCACCTGCTGTATATTGACTGTTCCCAAAGTTAGGAGACATACCATCAAATGGATCCTGAGCATCCCAATTGACTAATAGCGCATCATAACGTGCGGTGGGTAATGTTACACCACCCATAAATATACTCAAAGCAGAGGTACTGTTAAGGGCTTCAATATTAAAGTTCTCAACGCCAACAACATCTGTAAGACTATTGCAACCCAAGAACATTCCCCACATAGTTGTCACAGATGAGGTATTAAAACTACTTACATCGAGTGATGTGAGACCGGAGCAAGCTAGGAACATTTGCTGCATATTTGTAACAGATGAGGTATCAAAACCACTTACATCGAGTGATGTGATATTGCAATTATAAAACATTCCACTCATATTTGTAACAGATGAGGTATCAAAATTACTTACATCGAGTGATGTAAGAATATCACATCTTCCAAACATCCCGCCCATATATGTACAACTTGATGTATTAAAACTACTTACATCGAGTGATGTGAGACTGAAGCAAGCAAAAAACATATCAGAGAAAGTGGTAGCAGATGATGTATTAAAGTTGCTCAAATCAAGAGACGTGAGATTATACATTCGATTAAACATATTCTGCATACTTGTAACAGATGATGTATTAAAACTACTTACATCGAGTGATGTGAGACTTTTACAATTATAAAACATGTTGCTCATAGTTGTAACAGATGATGTATTAAAATTACTTACATCGAGTGATGTTAAATCTAAATTTTCATTGAACATATAGCTCATATCTGTAACAGATGAGGTATCAAAGTTACTCAAATCAAGCGTTGTTAAATCTCTACAAGCGTGGAACATTCGATGCATATTTGTAACAGATGAGGTATCAAAACTACTTACATCAAGAGTTGTTAGACTGATCATAACGAACATAAAGCCCATATCTGTAACAGATGAGGTATCAAAGTTACTCAAATCAAGCGTTGTTACTAGATGACAACCATAGAACATTCCATACATATTTGTAACAGATGAGGTATCTGTTACACCAACATTAAAGCTAGTCATGTTACCACATGACTTAAATGCATTTAAAAAGCTTTGCCAGCCGACTGTACCAAGGTTAGTTACTGTGATGACTTTTCCAGCGTTTGTTGAATTGTTACCAAATTTGATATTAGGGAACGTACCACTGATACTGATTGAGTGATCTCCAGCAGATGCATATGTGTGTGCTAGATTAGAATCATTATATGTTGTAACTGTTGATGATGAACCATCACCCCAATCAACAGTTGCATTAAATGTACCATAGTTCTCACAAGGTATGGTAAAGGTTTCGTTGGCTGATGTGGTTCTAACAGTCATGGCAAATGGGGCTGATAAAGCGCCACCATCTGTAATTGTCCATCCGTCAGTGCTAATAATGCTAGCTCGTGCCGCTTCTGCAGCACCACCTGCGGTGTATTGACTGGTCCCAAAGTGAGCCGGAGTAGCTCGAGGGATTGTTTGTGCATCTATGTTAATTAAAAGTTGATCGTAGCGAGATGTTGGTATAGACATATTTCTCATAAAGTCACCTAGAGCAGATGAGGATGTAATTCCTTCAAAATTAAAATTCTCTACTCCTATTATATCCGTACGAGGATTGGTAGAGTACCGCTGATCGAACACCCGCTCAAAATTTGTAACATTTGAAGTATCAAAATTACTCACATCAATTGTATCAAGCACGTTACATCCACCGAACATCGCAATTAATCCACGCACATTTGGAGTTCTAAAGCTACTTATATCTAGTGAACTAAGAGCCCCACAGCCATTAAACATTGTGTGCATATATAGAACATTTGAAGTATCAAAGTTACTCAGATCTAGTGAAGTAAGAGCCCATAAGTTCTGAAACGTTGATTGCATAGTTGTAACATTTGAAGTATCAAAGCTACTTACATCTAGGGAAGTTATTCTAATATTATAATCGAACATACTGTTTACATTAGTAGCATTTGAAGTATCAAGGTTACTCACGTTTAGGGAAGTTGAGTATAACATAAAATGGAACATGTAACTGAAATTTGTCCCGTTTGAAGTATCCAAGCCACTTGCATCTAGTGAAGCAGGGTATGTGGATGAATGTGACATCACTTGGCTAAACATGTAACTGAAATTTGTGACAGATGAAGTATTTAAGGTACTTAGATTTAGTGTAGATATCCTTTTGCAAGCTCTAAACATACCAGACATATCGGTAATAGATGAAGTGTCTGTGTGCGTCCCAAAATTGAAGGCAGTCATGTTCTCACAACCCATAAAGGCACTTTTAAAGGTTTGCCAGCCTACTTCACCGAGGTTAGTTACCGCAATAACTTTCATGCGATCACCTGCATAAGCAAAGTAAATGTTAGGGAACGTACCACTAATGCTGATTGAGTGATCTCCAGCAGATGCGTAAGTATGTACTAAGTCGGCGTCATTATATGCTGCAATTGTTGATGATGAACCATCGCCCCAATTGATAGTTGCATTGAATGTCCCTACATTCTGACAAGGCACAGTAAACGTCTCATTGGCTGATGTGGTTCTAACAGTCATGTCAAATGATGTGTTTACACTATCAGCAGCAGAAGCATTTGCGCTACGTGAACTT